TAAGAACAAGATTGCAGGTGCTAAACACACAGCAAGTCAAAAGGCTAAAGGAATCGGTGTGGCCCGTTCTAATATCACCGATAGTAGTGGAAAACGTATAAAAGGCGTAGCCAACTCTGAAACTAACCCTGCATTAGTAAGGTTAGCTAAACAAGGTAAGAGAGGTGCAGAAGGTCTTAATGAACTGGCGCGGCAGCAATCAGCCACCACAGGAAAAGACACAAGCTTTAAAGGGGTCTTTAATTCTTTAATGTCAGGTGAGAAACACACACCGCGCCAGAGTTTGCTACAGTTCGGTTCAAAGCCTAAAGGCCGTGATGTAATTGGTGAGCAGAATAAAGCTAATACACAAGGTCGTTCAATCCACAAATCAGGTGGAGGTGCGTACTCTAAGCATGGCAATGGGCAGTTTAAAACCACAGACTTTAAGAAAGTCTATTCTGACCACGCTACGGGTTCTAATGTGGAGCCTATGCCCAAAGCCAAGGTAAGTATTGCAATACCAGCTAAAGGCGGTGGTGGTGGTGGTGGCTCAAGCCAAGATACAGCTTTGGCTGGTGGTAGTGCTGGACGTACTGGAGATGTAAACAACCAAAAGAACATGTTAGCAATGAATAGAAAAAAAAGGGCTAAAGGCAAAAAATCCACTAGGAACCTAGCTGGGCTTTCTTATTCATCCAGAAACACAGGTTTAAATATTCCAACTTAACAAAAGAGAATGATTAGCTATGCTACCAACCCAAGGAGCAGCAGCTAAACGCTATGCACAACTCGAAAGTGACCGTACACCTTTTTTACATAGGGCAAGAGAAGCAGCCGTACTAACCATACCTACGCTCATGCCCCCTGAAGGTCACACAGGTTCTTCGTACTACGATACGCCTTTCCAATCCATTGGTGCGCGTGGTGTTAATAATTTAAGTTCTAAGTTATTGATGACCTTATTACCTCCTAACTCACCTTTCTTTCGCCTGACTATTGATGACTTTGATCTTCAGAGTCTAGCGGGTGGTGAAGGTGCTAGGGGTAAAGTAGAAGAAGCACTCTCACGGATAGAACGCGCTGCCATGCAAGAAGTTGAAGCTACAGCAGTCCGTGTCCCAGTGTTTGAGGCTTTAAAACAACTCATTGTTTCAGGTAACGTGTTAGTTCACATGCCTAAAGATGGTGGTGTTCGTGTATTTCGTTTAGACCGTTACGTATGTCAGCGTGACGCAATGGGTAATGTCCTAGAGATTATTACCAAAGAAACCGTCAGCCCCCTTATGCTTCCTACAGAAGTCCAAGAGTTACTGACCAAACCAACTGGCGACTCACAGCTTAAGTCTGTTGATCTATTTACAAGCGTTAAGCGTGTCAATAAGAAGTGGGAAGTACATCAAGAGGTTGAGGGCCAAGTTATACCTAGCTCTCAAGGCTCATTCCCCTTAGACAAGTCACCCTTTATGTCACTGCGTATGGTACGTATTGATGGTGAATCCTATGGACGTGGTTATGTTGAAGAGTTCATTGGTGACTTAAGTTCACTAGAGACACTGACTAAAGCTATTGTCGAAGGTTCAGCAGCCGCAGCAAAGGTACTATTCTTAGTCCGACCTAACGGTACGACCAAGGCAAGAACCATAGCTAACACACCTAACGGTGGCATAGCGGCAGGTGATGCTAACGATGTGTCTGTACTACAACTTCAGAAGTTTAATGACTTCCGAGTAGCACAAGACACAGCGCGTGAGATTACCGAACGACTTGCTTTCTCCTTCCTTATGAATAGCTCAGTCCAGCGTAAAGCAGAACGAGTGACAGCAGAAGAAGTGCGCTACATGGCTCAAGAACTTGAGTCAGCATTAGGCGGTGTGTACTCAATACTCTCCCAAGAGTTTCAGTATCCCTTAGTCAAGCTACTGCTCTCCCGTATGGAGAAGAGTGGCAAGATGCCTAAGTTCCCCGACAACACCCTTAAGCCTCAGATCGTTACTGGTATGGAAGCTTTAGGCCGTGGTCAAGACCTTAACAAACTCTCTCAGTTACTTCAGATGCTAGCACCGCTAGGCAATGAAGTGCTGGCGCGTGAGTTAAACGTAGATGATTACATTGACCGTCTTGGAGCATCTTTAGGAATTGATACCACTGGCTTGGTGAAATCACCAGAACAGAAAGCCCAAGAGCAACAACAGGCTCAACAACAGGCTCAACAACAACAGATGCAACAAATGATGTCCTCAATGGCTGAGAAAGCTACAGGCCCAGTTGCAGCAGGTATGATGAAACAACAAGGCGGTGAACAGTAATGGCAATAGCATTGAGTGCAGAAGATAAGCGAATAATTGCTGATATAGAAAGACAACTCGCTGAAAGAAAGAAAGCTAAAGGTGGTGCTAAAGAACTAGAAGCAGAACTTAAAAAGGCTAGGAAAGGTCGAACAGTTGCTAAGTTTAATAGTAAAGGTCAGACCGTAGAAAAAGCTAAGACTAAGGTTAAAAGCACAAGGGGTAAACCACCCACTGCTAAGAAGCCTGAAGCTAAGAAGCCTGAAGCTAAGACTAAGGTTAAAAGCACAAGGGGTAAACCGCCTACGGTTAAGAAGCCAGAAGCTAAGAAGCCTACGGTTAAGAAGCCTACAGTTAAGAAGCCAGAAGCTAAGAAGCCTACGGTTAAGAAGCCTACGGTTAAGAAGCCTACGGTTAAGAAGCCTACAGTTAAGAAGCCTGCGGTTAAGAAGCCTACAGTTAAGAAGCCAGTATCAAAGCTTGCTAAATCTTTAAAGAAACCTGAAGTCAAAAAAACTGAAGCTAAGAAGCCTACAGTTAAGCGTACAAGTGCGCGTACTAACCCTAAAGTTAAGCGTACTAACCCTAAAGTTAAGCGTACTAACCCTTCGACCTTTAAGCCAAAAACTACAGCAAAGCTTGAAATTAAGAAGCCTACAGTAGACCGAACAAGTGCAAGGACTAACCCTACAGTTAAGCGTACTAACCCTACAGTTAAGCGTACTAACCCCACAGTTAAGCGTACTAACCCCACAGTTAAGCGTGGCACACCCACAGCAAAACCAACGCAGGCAGTAAAGCCAACTACTTCGGCACGTAGTAACCCTAAAGTTAACCCGCGTAACGCATCTGTCGGCCCTGCTGGTGAACGTATCGGTGGTAATCCATCCAGTGTTAAAAAAGGCAGTAGGTTAGCTAAAGTCGGTAAGAACCTACTTAGGTTTGGCCCGTTGGCAGCAGTGTCAGCAGGTTCAATGCTTTATAACGCAGTACACCCAGACGAAGTTAAAAAGCGTTCAGGCCCATCTAAGGCTGGCTTTGGCACTAAGAAGACAAAACCTACAACTGCTCAAGCAGCTACTTCTTCAGTGGCTTCAACAACCGATAAGAAAGGCACTGGTGATAAGCAAACAGCTACAACAAGTTCTTTTGGAGCAGCCTTTAGAAAAGCTAAAGATGCTGGACAAAAGATATTTACTTGGCCCAAAGGCGGTAAGTCTTACTCAACGGCAACTAAAGATGACGTTAAGAAGTCAGGTAGTAAAGACCTACGTGGACACTTAAACGCAAAGTCAGGTAAGAAAGCAACGTCCTTCGGAACAGCTTTTAAGGCTGCTAAAAAAGAAGGTAAAAAAACCTTTAAGTTTAACGGTAAATCTTACTCAACAAAGACTAAATAAATTATCTGTTTGGAGACAGTTAAAGATGGATACAATTAACACATACGAAGAAACCGTTGAAGACGGTCAGCACACATTAGATATGTTAGAAAAGGCCGAAGGTCTTGAGAATCCTGATGCGTCTGACCGTCCTGAATGGCTCCCTGAGAAGTTCAACAGTGTTGAGGATATGGCGCAAGCTTATGAATCTCTTGAACAGAAGTTAGGCTCTCAGGACGAAGAAGAGTACGAAGAAGAGTTAGGAGATGACGAATTAGAGTCCATCACTGAAGACCTTGAAGAGATTGGTATTGATTTTGATTCCTTATCACAAGAGTTCGCAGAGCTAGGTGGACTGTCCGAAGATTCTTACGATTCTTTAATAGAAGCTGGTATCCCTCGCTCTATGGTTGACCAATTTATAGATGGTCAAATGGCGGTGGCTGAACAGATGCAACAAGAAGCCTTTGAGCAGGTTGGAGGACAAGAAGCATATTTAGATATGGTTTCTTGGGCTTCTGACAATATGCCCGAAGCATCCATTGATGCGTTTAACAACGCTGTAAACAGTGGAAACATAGAGACAGCGAATCTTGCAATCCAAGGTCTGCAAGCACAGTACCGTTCTGTTAACGGCAATGAACCATCATTGGTCATGGGCGAGACTAAATCCGTAACAGGTGGGGTCTTTGATTCTGCCGCCCAACTAACCGCAGCAATGCGTGACCCAAGGTACAGTTCAGACTCTGCATATCGACAGCAAGTAGCTTCTAAATTATCACGAAGCAACATTCTGTAGATGATCTGTCTCCGCAATCTTTAAGCCCCTTCGGGGGTTTTTTTACGTTTAATGAAGCAACAACTTTATTCTTAGTATCTATCGACCCACTGCGGTGGACAATCTTTATGGGAAAGGAAGTAAGAGTAGCTGAGTAAACAATCTCAACAACTTATAAATTACTTTACTTTAAATAGGTACATATAACATGGCATTTCCAACAGACCAAACAGTCTCTCGTTTAGGACAAACTAACTCAGCAGGTGATGATCGTTCATTATTTCTCAAATTATACGCTGGTGAAGTTCTTACTGCGTTTGAAGAAAAGAACGTATTCATGCCTCTACATCGCTCACGCACTATCTCAAATGGTAAGTCAGCATCATTCCCTCTTACTGGCACAGGTTCTGCAAAGTACCACACTGCTGGTACGTTAATTCAGGCAGACGCTATCAAGCATGGTGAGCGTGTTGTTACTGTAGATGATCTACTAATCTCAACTCAATTTGTTGCCAAGATTGACGAAGCAATGAACCACTACGATGTGCGTAGCATCTACTCAAAAGAGTCAGGTAACGCATTAGCTAATGTCTCTGATCGGAACATTGCACGTATCATTGCTAAAGCAGCAACAATCACTACCAGTTCTTTGGCTGCAACTGCCTTTGGCACTGCATTTACTGACGAGGTATACACATCTAACTTCAACATTGGTTCTACTACTGCACACGCATTAGATGGTGCCAAAATTGTAGCGGCTATCTATGCGGCTCTTGAAGAGTTCGATAAGAAGGACGTAGGCGGTGACAAAGTTTGTGTATTACCACCTGCCCAATACTACGCGCTATTGAACGTGCCTAGTGTAGCCAACGCAGCATGGTTGAACCGTGATGTTGGTGGTGAGGGTTCCGTAGCTTCTGGTGTAGTACCACAAGTAGGTGGCGTTAAGATTATGATGAGTAATCATCTTCCTAACACTAACCAATCTAGTTCGTCAGCAGACGCTGAACCAGTTACAAGTTCACGTACTGCGGCATACCGAGCTAACTACACTGCCTTGCGCGGTTTGATCTTCAGCCAAGACGCTGCTGCAACTGTGAAGTTGTTAGATTTAGGTGTCGAGTCTGAGTATCAGATTGAACGTCAAGGTACGCTAATGGTTGCTAAGTACGCTATGGGTCATAACATCCTACGCCCTGCTTGCGCCATTTCCTTGAACGCTGTGTAGATCGTTCTAGTTCTACTCTAAAGGGTGGAGGGATTAATTTCTCTCTGCCCTTTTTTTTCTTTACAAAAAGGAAAGCTAATGAATCCAACAACCAAGCTAGAAGCGGTTAATACATTGTTGGCTACGATTGGTGAATCTCCCGTTAACTCCTTGTCCTCTGGTTTAATTGAAGCCAGCCTTGCAAACCAGACTTTAGATAACGTAAGTCGTGATATGCAATCAATGGGGTGGACTTTTAACACAGACTTAACCTTTAAGTTAACACCTGACGCTAATAGTGAGATTACCCTGCCAGCTAATTGTATTCATGTAGACACTACATCATTACGTATGTCTTCTACCACCGACTTAGTACAACGCGGAACACGCATGTACGACCGTATTAAAAACACTTATGTCATAACAGAAACTATTGAAGTAGACATAGTTGTTCTACTGAACTTTGAAGAAATGCCTGAAACAGCTAGGCGTTATGTAACTATTAAAGCTGCACGTCTTCTTCAAGACCGTGTATTAGGCTCAGAAACATTACATAGCTTTAATGCTGCTGATGAGCAATCCGCATGGGTATCACTTACACATAACGAATCCGATGTTAGAGATTTGAATATCTTTGACAGCTATGACACTTACTCAATTATAAACCGAAGAAGGGGTTAACCGAATGTCCTTAATCTCAGGTTCTATTCCAAATCTATTGAATGGGGTATCCCAACAACCTGCAAGCCTACGTCACCCAAGCCAAGCCGAAGTTCAAGAAAACGGTCTTTCTTCTGTAACGCGTGGGCTTGAGAAACGGCCCTGCACTGAACACGTAGCCAAGTTAGCTAGTGTATCCAACGCAGCAAATGTATTCTTACATCCAATTAAATACTCCTCCACTGAGGACTATACAGCAGTGTTTAGTTCCGCAGGGGTGAAGGTGTTTAATCAGGCTGGTACAGCACTTGTGGTTAATGATGCAAACGGTAACGCTATTACTTCGCTCCCTACATACCTAACTGGTATATCTAATTTTGAAACATCAATTAGTGCGGTATCAGTAGGTGACACTACCTTTGTAGTAAACAAAGCTAAGACTGTAGCACTAGACACTTACTTACCTACTGCACGTCCGAATGAAGCTTTGTTTTATATTAGACAAGCTGACTACGGGTTAACTTTCACAATTACAGTAGGCAGTGCTTCAGCTAGTTTTACAACACCAGACGGTTCATCTTCTGCACACTCTGCTCAAATTGGAACAGACTATATAGCCACTCAGCTATTCAATAACTTATCTATTTCTTCTCCATTTGTTAAAGAGCGAATAGGCTCAGTGATTTACGTCAAGAACGCCAATGCTGACTTCACAATCACAAGTAGTGATGGTGCAGGTGACAGATTCCTTTACTCGTTTAAAGGTCAAACCATAGACTTCAAGAACCTACCCCGCAAGGGTAAAGTAGGCTTTAAAATCAAGGTAGCAGGTAGTAACGAGAAGAAGCAAGACGACCATTATGTACATCTAACTCAAGGTGACAACACAAACAATGAGTTAATCTGGAAGGAAACCGTAGGCGGCTACGCAACAAATGGGTCAGCCCTAAAGAATCGTATTAACAAGCTTACAATGCCTCACCAGTTACGTAAGGAAACTAACGGTACATTTACTTTCTCCCCTCTTACTTGGGACGATAGAGAAGCAGGGGATGATGACACAAACCCAGTACCTTCTTTTGTTGGCTTTAAGATCAATGACATATTCTTTCATCGTAACCGCTTAGGTTTCCTTGCAGATGAGAATGTTATTTTTAGTGAAGCTGGTGAGTTCTACAACTTCTTCCCTAAGACTGTACTAACTATTCTCGACTCTAACCCGATAGACGTGGCTGTGTCTAACAACCAAATCTCTATCCTAAAACACGCAATACCATTCAACGAATCACTGTTGATCTTTTCTGACCTGACTCAGTTCATGTTGACAGCTTCAGAACTGTTAACACCTGACTCAGTACACATTGACGTATCTACAAACTTTGAGGCAAACCTCACTGCTAAACCAGTAGGCGCAGGTCGTTATGTATTCTTTGGGTTCTCTAAGGGTAAATGGTCAGGTGTACGTGAGTATTTCGTTGAACAAGCTTCAGAAACTAATGATGCTGCTGACATATCTGCCCACATACCTAACTACCTAGATGGGACAATAAGAGGCTTATCAGCGTCTTCTAACGAGGACATGCTATTAGTGCTGACTGAAGACAAGCCTAACTCAATCTTTGTGTATCGCTACTATTGGCGTGGGGAAGAGAAGCTACAGAGTGCTTGGTCAGAATGGACGTTTACAGGCAAGGTATGCTCCGCAGCCTTTAACGGCTCAACCATTAAATTGGTTATGGAATATTCAGATGGTGTGTACTTAGAAAACCTAAGTCTTGCCAGTGACGCAGCTAGCCCTGACATGGTGTATACCACATCTAAACCTAACTATGGTGGGGGTGCCTTGCATCTCGACAGGCGTTATAAGATGACCAGTGCAACACTGCCTTATTCAAACAGCAGTACGCTCTTTGTGAACACTACAGGGTCTTTAAGAACTCTAACAGAAGCCACAGCAGATATAGGAGCCAGTGCTGTTATATATGCGGGTATACCTTACATCTTTAAGTACCAGTTCAGTGAGCAAGTCTTAAAGCAAGACAACAAAGCGATTACAACTAACAAACTGCAAATACGAAACTTTAACATTGTGTACAGTGACACAGCTTACTTTAAGGTAGAAAGCACACCCGAAGCTAGGGCTACTCAGACCCGTGAATTTAACGGCAGAGTGGTAGGCTCACTTAGTAACATACTAGGACAGGCTAACCTTGCTTCAGGAAGCTATAAGGTTTCTGTACTAACTAATTCTAAGTACGCCAAAGTTGTCATCCTCTCAGACAGTTACCTACCTTGTGTCTTCCAAAGCGCAGAGTACGAAGGTTTCTTAACTCAAAGAACATCAAGGATTTAATTAATGGCCCATTACCGCGATTCCGTTCAGGAAGACGTGTCTGTGCTTGCTGCAAAAATGCGACAGGCAGACGTGTTGGAGATTAAAGCATCTAATGGTGTAACGCCTCTTGAAGCCCTCCAAAGAGGCTTTGAGTTGTCTAACGCTCAATCTATTATTCACAATGAGGAAGTAATCGGAATGTTCGGATGCGCCCATATTGATGACCTTATAGGTTCTCCTTGGATGCTAGGTTCTGACAAGATTCCACAGATCAAGAAAGACCTACTTACACAGTCAGTGGAATGGGTCAAAGAAGTAAATCAACAATACCCCCTACTTATTAATTATGTAGATGCTAGAAACAAGGTATCAATCAGGTGGCTCAATCATATTGGGTTCTCATTTGTGCAGTTCATACCTAAGTTTGGCGTAGGGGGTATCCCTTTTTATGAGTTCGTGAGGATTAACCATAATGTGTGAACCATCAACAATTCTGTCGGCTATGGCATCCATAGTGTCGGCAGGTGAGCAGCAGCAACAGGCTCAAGCTAATGAAAAGAATGCTAACGCTTCTTATCTCAATGATGTTCGACAGCTTAACTTAAGGCAACGCCAAGAAGAAGAAGCAGAGTCCCAACGTGGGATGGAAGCTGATATACAAACAATGAGGGATTCGTCTAAAGCTAGGACAGCTTCAGGTGAGTCAGGCGTATCTGGTTTATCCGTAGATGCCCTCATGTCCGACATATTACGTCAGAATTTATTTGATGATACTAAAGCTGACTCTAACCTTGGAGCTACTAAAGCTCAGATA